AACGGAATCAACATCTCACAGAAATCCTTGAGTTTAGATCTATGAACTCCCGGTGCTACAGCAACCATGTGCACGTGCGCATGATGTTTCCATCGTTGAGGCTCTACTGCCAAATCACTCCATATCAGTCGAGTCGTACATTCAATCACATAAGTTCCACCTAAGACTCCATTTTGGGTCAAGAGTTCTCTCGCACGTGGAAGTAATTTCTCGAGTTTTTTTATCTCGAACTCAGCCTCGGATTCAATCGACTCTACCGACGGCAGTGCAAAGGTAATTAGTTTAGGCATTCTCATTATCGGTAGGAATTGTCCTATGCCTTCAGACATAGCGTAGATACGCTTCAGGCGTTTAACCATCCTGTGGTATCGTCTGTTCTCTGTGTCGCACGAGCGACATCTTACAGGCCATCGAAGGTTTTTCTTCGTCTTGTCGTCCTTGACAGGGCTGTTACGATGGGTTCTTTGGTAATCGTCTTCCTCGATTTGCAACCCATCTTCATCTATTGTTCTCGTAGGAACGTGTAAGCAGGCTTTGCATGTGAAGTTCCACGGGACCTCTTTACTTGTTAAAAGGGTCAAAATTATTCCCACCCACTGAACTTCCTAATCCGCTGGCCATGGTAGCAGATTCTACACTGTTCAGAAACATGGGTGGCATAAATCGTCCAATGTTTGGTGACCCTACCACAGACCACACAGTAGCCCTGCCATTCTGTGTGACTCATTCTTCTTCCCCCGGAAGTGTATTACAACAGTCTGTTCCACAAAGTTCACACATTATTTCCAAGCCTCCAACCAAGCGACTCTGTCGATAGTCCATTCACATATTCTGCATGCGATGAGGTTATGATTTTCATATCCTCTTAATTCATCGCTACTGCATCTTGGGCATCTGTCCATTCCAAGTTTGAATTCGTCTGTTTCCCAACAGGCGGCAATCACTTCTCTCATTTTATTTAGCCAGTCTTCTGGCACATTCATCTCGACCATGGGGTGTCGTGTAATGTATGTTATTTAGTTCTATGAAAAGTAAGTAACCTAAATAAACCTGTCATGATAGGCTTAGTCTATGGCAGGCGCAAATCTCCCAGCGAAAAAGTACACCAAGACTTCTCCAACTGTAACAAGGCTCTCCTTTGAGTCTACAGGCAGTGCGACCAAGTTCATCGATGTCGGACTCGCACTCAGCAAGATCAACCGACGCTTCGCTCGTTCTGGTGTGTACTATTACATCAACTCCGTTGAAGTCTACAACAACGAACAAGGTCTCGTTGATATTCATACTCTTCCAGATACCTACATGACCAAAAATGCTTGGAACTATGCTTTCAAGCAATTCCAAAAGATGAACTCTTTTGTTGATACACCTCGGCCTAAGTGGCATGATTTCCGAGTGTATATGTCAAATCTCCATCGCACTACTGGTTCAATGAATCCTGTTATGTGCGGCATTAACTTCGATACTACTGAAATCGACTCAAATGAAACTTTTGAATATTCATCTTTGACATCAGCCGACTCTGATGGTGATTTCAATTCCGCCGGTACTGCACTTGAGCAAGAGGCAGACAACTTCTCAATCCATATGCTTGGACCGCATGTCGGTACTCCTAAGAATTGGTCTTCTATTGGTGCAATTCAATCTTACAATACTGTGCGTGAGCAGGTTTCTATGGCTGGTACTCCAGTCACTCACGTCGATCTTCCTACTGACCCACTCATGAACATGTTTGACTTTTCTTCTGAAGAGTTCTTGAATGATGTTGCGTCTAATCTTGCGGCAGCGAACGACATGCCTCCTTATCCTGCCACTTATCTCTTGGGTGAGCAGACAAATCACATGTCTCAAGTTGCTCGTATTGGGACTGAATCCGGCATCAATCGTATTGGCCGAGCCGCAGGTTTCTGCGCACCTCTTGGCCTTATCTGTATCGACCCATCAGACTTCTCTGGTGATTACAGAATAGTTCTCAATCTTGCCGCTGGTACATACCACGGTGTCTATGCGGAGCGTGCTTGATATGGAAGCAACTCCAGAAACAATAACCACAGTCAAGGAAACGGTCACTGGTGCTCGTATCCTTCAATTGCTCAAAGAGAACCGACTGGAACTCATTGCGCTAACCATTTTAGTCCATGTTCTTGGACTTAGTGACCGAGCCTTGGCACACCTCAATGGAGTGTGTCTATAATGGCTTACAATAACCGCAAATCAAGAAAATCTACTGGCAAAGTTACCTACGGAAAATCCTTCAAAAAGAAGTCTTCTTCTGGTAAGTTTAGAAAAGGTACTCTTGTGAAATACAAGTATCAAAACGGACGTCGTGTTGGTACCGTCAAATCACGGAAGTGATTCACATGATCTGTGACAAGTGTGGTTCCGACGAAATCGGGAAGCACTGGGTTGATACCCAACAAATACTCCACTGCATCTGTATCGCATGCACATATGAATGGGTTGAATAATAGATGAAAACCATTAGAGAATTAAACTTAGACAAACTTGAATGGATGGAGCACGCTCAAATGCTTCATGAAAATATCAATTATCGCTCATCTGCTGGTAATTTGGTACAATCTCAAATCGACCAACAATTTGCTTTTTACAATGCTCAAAAGAAAACAGCTCGAGCCATTGCTTCTGGTATTGCATTATCTGCAATAGATGGTCCACTACCGTTTCTCGATGTTGTCGGGTTCGGTATAGCAACAACCGGAGCGGCACTCGCTTGGTACGAGTATTTCACCGCCTCTTAGAATTCCAAACGTTCTCGAGCTTCTTTGGTCCTTGACCAGATACTTGGAAATATACTTCGCTACCTGCTTCTCAGCAGTCAAGTAAAAACGAACCCCCGGGTATTCAATCCACTTACCTTTGGGGGCTTTGTAATTGATTCGTCCCAATCCTAACGGAATCAACATCTCACAGAAATCCTTGAGTTTAGATCTATGAACTCCCGGTGCTACAGCAACCATGTGCACGTGCGCATGATGTTTCCATCGTTGAGGCTCTACTGCCAAATCACTCCAT